CTATTTTGTGGGAGTTATTTCGTCACCTTTCCTGTCTCTGATATATGTCTCTGTCATGGTAATATTTGCATGTCCGAGTTGCTTCTGAGCCTGCCTTATATCTCCTGAAGATTCCGCCTTGTCGGTCCCGGCTTTTGCCCGCAGATCCCGGAATTGGAATTCCTCTTTTTTGATTCCCGCCAGTTCTCTTGCCTTGTCAAAGTGTGAGCGCAGCGTGGTGTAAGAGAGTTTTTGCCCAGTCTCATCAACGATGAGATACAGTGACCTGATCGTGTGTTTTACCTTCCTGCTCTTGATTCGATCGATAAGAGCGGCCAGCTCGCCTTCCAGCTTGATGCGCAGCTTCTTTCCAGTTTTTTGCTGTTTGACGTTTATCCTGCCATCTGTCAGGTCAGATTCGCGCAGTGCTAGTATATCTGCCGGGCGTTGTCCTGTGAGGTAGGCCATGTCCATAGCATCGCGCAGCGGGTGGCTTGCTACCTTATAGACAGCCATATAAATTTCATCTTCGATGTAGACATCTTTCCGTCCTTTTTCCCGGTTGCCTTTTATCCCGGCGCACGGATTTGGCAGGCTGGTGTAACCCCATTCTCTGGCTTTGTTCCAGATGTGGCTGAAAAGTGCCTTCTCACGGTTTGCTCTGGTTTTTGCCTGTCTTTGATCAAGATACTGTCTAATATGGATTGGCTCAATTTCTTCCAATGGGGCAGGCGGGTCATCAAAGAATCTATATAACCACTCTATTTCCGACAGATTATCCTTCTGGGTGCGTGGCGCTTTAGTGGCCATGATTTCGCGCATATATCTTTCCGCCACATACCGGAATGTGATGATCTGGTTATGTTTTGGCTTTGCATCAATCTCCAGCTCCGCCCATTTCTTGACGGCTATGGCGTAGTCAGTCCCAAGGGAAATTTCTTTCCGTGGCTTGCCACCTGTGTCGTAGTAGTAATAGATCTTTTTCCCACGCTGCCTTGCCCGCATGCGAGCAGGAAGGTTTTTGTGGATGTATGGTGGCCTGCCCATTTTTATTTTATAGCCCCTTCTGTTGCCAATTTCTTGCTCTTTTGTCTTTTTAATTCCTCCCTTTTTAAAGCCCTCATTCCTGGGCAAGAATGAATGGCGTCAATAGATTCTTTTAAGGCATCTCGACACTCAATTGACTGCTGTAGTTGATGGGCAATAAGATATTGTTCAAATAGGCTCAATTCCCGTTTGATCTCCTTGGCTGCAAACTGCCACACTCGCATCCGTGCCGGTGGTATCAAAGTCTCATCCAGCTCACTTGCATAAAATTTGTATAGAGTTTCACTTAGGGCCTTCTCGATGTCTCCATCGTACTTAGCCAGAAGAGCTTTATAGATCCGTTCGACAATTACAATTAGCATCTGCCCATCGCCGCACGTAGGCTCGAAAAAGAAATTTTCATGGTCTGACAGTACGTCATCGCCACCGAGAAGATCCAGCATTTCGTTCGTGACCCACGGTGGCGTGAATATTTGACCTTGTTCCAATTCTTTATTGCTCATTGCTTTACCTCAATCACCCTCGGCTGCCACTTCGGTTTGGCATGATCCTGTGTATCCTTACGGCCTTCTACGGCAGCACGTGTTACGACTGGCCGTCCCGCTGCATTTATAAAGAAGGGAATACCCATGAACCGTAGCTGCTCTATTTGGGCCGACTTCATGCGATACCCAGTAAGCTCCGCGATATCTGGTGGTTCAAGAAATACTGACATTGCTATTCCTCATTGCATTTAGTGCTTGCTCAACCTGATTTAGCGCCGCCATTTTTTCTCTGAATTTTGGCCTGTCTTCTGGCCGCATATTCCAGCCGTGCCTTAAGGCATTTTTTCTGCTGGCTTCTTCTTTATCTTTCGCCGATGGCTTACGAGTACTGTGTCTGGGTACCCCGGCTGTCATCTCCAGATAAGAAAGCTGCTTCCACACAGAGCATTCCGTCCGCCCCATCATCACGGCGATATCTTTTACCTGCATCTTTTTTTTCTTGCGCAGATGAGCGAGAAATCTTCTGTCTTCTGCGGTCCATTTTCTTTGGTGGCTCATCACTTGTATCAGCTCGCTACTAGGTTTAAGTATGTCCATATCTGCTCCTTACTGCTTACGATGGATCATTGCCGCATCGGTTACCACGAGACCATCATTCGACAGGCCTAATGCTTCACGATCAGCAAGCATCTTATGCATGGCCTCTTCAGCTTGTTCTGGTGATAATCCAAGGCGCTTGGCAATATCTTCCAATCTGACCATTGGGGTTCCATCCTCAAGATAGCCAGATATTTCCGGTATCAGGCCCATTTCCTGTGCTTTATCCATCATTTCATCTTTCAATTCCTCTGGGGCTAGCTCCATTGCCAACATCATCGCCCGTATAGTGTCTGCGTGATCTTCTCCCAAGGTTTCGAGAAGTTCACGATGCTGTCTGACTGCTGCTATGAATTCATGTGATGGGTTCATCCATTTCTCCTGATTCATTTCACTATCGCAGCGGCCAGCAGCGCTGCTCCTATGATGGCGAGGATTCCTGGCTCAGCTACATGTTTATATTTATCAGCACATGGTTTGCCCGGCTTCTTTAACACCTGCTTGTATGCTGGTGCTGGCCAGTACAGTACTGGTGGTGATTGCCCTGTCATGCTTTGTTCTGCCCAACGCAGGGCAGGGTATCCATTGATTCCATATGGATTAGCAGGATCTGGCAGAAGATCATCCGTCATGATGATTTCCCCGTCCTTGCCATATTCATGGCCTGCCGGGAAGAGTTCGCTGTAATCCATTCCAAAGGCAACGTAATCAAGCTCGTCATCCAGGATGCATATATTTCCGCCATCAGCATCTAGCTTCTTACTAAGATCAGGTGCTGCTGCAACTGCGAAGATCAGATAAGCGATGCCGGCAAGCAGGGTGATGATGGTTACCACTTCGGCGTATTGGGTGAGTGTGCGAGTAGTCACTCTTCCACCTTCATCTTCACCAGCCACAGGTTGCCGTCCGAATTTGAGAAACCCTTATAAAGAGTATTCGTGATGGGCGACCGCCCTATATTGATCAGCGGGATAAGCATGTTTACTGTCCTAACGAAGTCATCTACATCAACGCCGAATTTTTCCCAGAATGAGAGCCATAATTTGTATTCATATGTTCCATCTACATCAATGAATGCATCCAGCTCTTCCCCCAGAAGAAACGCGGCTAGCTCCTCAATTTCCAAATCATCAGCTTTGAACTTGGTCATGCCACCTCCATTCCGGCTGCGGTGATCTTTTTTGCGAGCGATAGCGCTACGTGGCTGATCACGTTATTTGCCACATCTAGTACCAGCACGATGGTTACTGCCAGTACAGCAGCGATGGCCAAGTCGATCAGGAATATTCTTAGTTTGCTCATGCTCTGCTCCCCTTATTTTTGTTTGCTGTTACTTTCACCGCTGTACCAGGGCAGAAGCGCACAAAGGCATCTGATGCAGCGTCCACAGTGGATCTGAATAACCCGGTGTAGGCATGTCTGTAACCGTTGTGCTGACGTACCTGCACGTGGCAGGGGATGAGTGGTTTCATGGGGGCTCCTTGTTTAAATGTGAATCTATTACACTATATGGTGTAATAAAAGTCAACACCAAATGGTGCTAATTCCCACAAATCCCCACAAAGCCGAACGCCCACAGAAGGAGATCCCACGAGGGGTGCCCAGTCTCTTCAGTTGAAGAAGGGATGGGTCGTTAACGATTTATGGTCAAAGGTTTGGCCAAGTTAACGACTAGAAGGGAATGCGATTATGGAGTTAGTAGTAAATCAGCAAATTTACTATTCGAATAAGAAGCTTATTCCGATTGAGGATGTTGCAGAATCACTGCTGGCTCTGGAAGGGGTGATACGTCATTCCCCGGAAGTTTTAGAAGCTCTTTTTCCTGGTGTAAAAATTAGTGCTGTAGATATTTATATCAAAGCGTTAAAGTCCGATAGCCTTTGGGAAGATGTTGTAGTCAAGTTCATATTTGGAAGCCAAGATAAACTTGACCTATTTATTGAGAATGCGCGCGAACGATTGGGGATGAATAAAATTTCAAACGATGGATTATTGTCAGTAATTATTATTTTGCTTATTTTTGTTGGTTACTCTTATCTACTTAATAGAGATCAGACAGTAACTCAACAGCAGAGAGATACCATTGAGGCAAACAATAATACGATTATTAACATAGGAGCAGGCATGGTAGATATAACTGCTGAAGAGTTCAGAATCCTTATTGATGGTGCGGTAAAAGATAAAGAGAAATTGGCAAAAGATGCTGTTCGTATAGTTAAACCGGCGAAACTAGATCCAGAAGCTTCCATAACTTTTAATGATAATCAGGCGCTACAAATTCTCCCGGAAACTGTCAGGGCTATGCCAGGTTATGTTTCCGATCTGGAAGATGAAGAATTTATAGAAGACTTTCCGAGTCTTGAAATGGAAGTGCGTGCGACTGATCTTGATAGCACGAAACGCGGATGGGCTGTTGTGATGCCGGAGATCAGTGAAGAACGTGTAAAACTTCACCTGGATTCCACGATAGATCGGCGCAAACTTCACGAAAAAGACAGATTTAAGGGGTCTGCTACAGTTATATTTAAACTCGATAAGAAATATAAAAAACTACCAAAGCTCGTTCTTCTACGAGAAATCATTGAATAAATTGCATCAGCACATCTAGTAACTATCTGTTGGGCCGCGTTGATCTCGAAACCATAAAAACTAAATACCCCTTACCCAGCATCCATGGTTATCCCATTGTTTTTATTAATGAATTAATAAGATAGATTTATCGGAAGGAATCTTTCATGCTTGAGTATTTGAGTCAAGATGGCAGACGAGATAGTTAATAGAAGGCCAGTGGGATGTGTAGGGTGTAGTCCTGAGGATGGTTTGATTAGCGATGAAATGAAAGGCCCTACCATTCCGAGGGTATCCTCGGGATGGTGGATAACAGAAAGCCCGCACTAGGCGGGCCTTGTTATTTGTTAAGTGGGGGAGGGAACGAGCCGTTAGCTATTCTTTATAGGCATGCAGGTTTATTAATTAAGTAGAAAGATTTAGCTTGAGTACTAAACATATGTTGACTATAATTGATTCCAACACGGCCCACCCAGCAGCACCAGGGGTGGGTTTTCTTTTTCCTGGCTATATCAACGTACAACAAGCCCTATCTTACTTTTGAGCAGCAACTGGATTTGCTGAAGAGTCGGGGATTGTCCCTGAGAAATATGGGATTCCCGGATGGATGGGATACCCACCCCTTATGGATGCGTAAAAAAATTTAACCCGCCTTCCTCTGCTTGAATTTATTCTTCCGCCATAACCACGGTGGCACCCGTTCATTGTCTGGCAACTTCCACAGTCCGCGACGATTAAGCCTTGCTTCGTGCTCGAGGCTGTAGAGCAACAGATCGTTCGCATATTGCGGATATACCCAGGCTGCACCACGCTTTACCATCTCGGCATTGATGTTCACTCTATTCACATACACGCGTCCGACTTTGCGCTTGTAGCGATCGGTAGCTTCCACTTCGATAGTAGCGGTCTTGCCGAAAGCAAGATCTGATAATTCCTGTTTGGCTTTGGTGCCGTAGGGTTGTTTCGATTCCGGGGTGTCTATCCCGGCCATGCGAATCTTAATCTGTTTCTTGCTGCTATCGAGTATGGTTAGCGTATCGCCATCAGAGATTGCCACGACACGGCCAGTGAGCTGCTCTGCCTGCAAGGGCAGGGCGACAATGAATATCGCCAGGAAGAGGATCTTTTTGAGGTTCATGAGATAGGTGTGAAATATATCCAGTATACCCACATGCAAATTGCTGTAACTATTCCGAATATTGCTTTGCGCTGTTGAGTTGTTCTGCCGATCATCATTGCAAGGGGAATAGCAATGGCTGCGGTGATTATGAATGCGGTAATAAATGAGTGCACCCAGGGGGAAATTATTTCTGCGATATTTAATTTTGTCATCCACTTGTATCGGTAGTGGCTATGCTGATCTTTAAGTGTTTTTACTACAAGCAATGCAAATCAGCAGGGTGTATACGATTTCATACTTATCCCCGAAAACCTTGAGTGATTCTGTGGATAACTGCTTTAAGGTACTGGTTGCGCAGGAAAGATGGGGATGGTTAATGATTGATCAAACTACTCTCCGCTTTTAACAACGCTGCCTGCAACAAATGCTGCAATGAGCTCAGTATCTTCATCAAGCAATCAACAACGCCCCTTTTTTGCTTGACCAGGAGGGCAATGATATCCAGGGTTTATATTGCCTGGATAAACATTATTGCTCGGGTAAATCGGGTATCCATGTTGAGGGTAATTATCATGTTGATGATGGTCTGGTTTTGTAGTGATTGCAGTACCCGCTGACGCTCCCAAGGCACCCCCTATAATTGCGCCGCTACGACCACCAAGCTCATTTCCCAGCGCAGCTCCAGCAGCTCCTCCGATTGCCCCGCCAACGGCCGCATCCAGGGTGGAGTTATCAGCGCCAGCTTCCATGGCAACAACTACTAGTATCGGTAAGAAGTATTTTAAATTCATGTGTTTGTCCCAAAAAGTTAACAATACAAGATATGTTTGACACTCAACTGATCAAAGGTAGAACGCTGGTTGGCCAAACCAAGAAGAGTGAGGATAGGGAGCAGACTCTACAATGCTATGTGTATTTGTACAATAACCTGTTGCTACAGTAGCACTGCAGAGTAAAACGAAGTGGGATGTAGTAGGTAGATATGATCATCAAAACTAGAACACCCCTAATACAAGCAAGGCATTATTTACAGTTTGGACTATCGACCAATTGACCATTGCAGTTTGTAACTTGGTTTTGATAACCGCTATAGCTGATAGTAGAAGGGGTTTTTGACCAGCTACCATCACTTTTTTGACAAGTTGCGGTCAGTTTGTTATTAGCTATAGACGCATCCTTGCAAGTTCTTGCAAAAGAGCCGGTGGCACCCGTGCATACCAAGTTGCCATCGACATTGCTGACGTTTCCTACGCAAGAAGTTGCAAACGGTAGTTCAGTATTATTTTTTGAGCCATTGAAGCGGGTACAGCTTGCGGTCAATGTTTCCCCATTCAGAGCAATATTTGTGCAGGTCTTCTGGTACGACCCTTCAGGATTCGCTGCAAAAGCAGATGCTTGAAACGCAAATGACAGAAGAAATAAAGTGACTACCGAAATGATGTTTCTAATCATTATAAAACCTCGATTAAATTTAGTTATGAAAAGAACTCTAATATGAGGCTGACTAACAAACCTCATCCATCGTAGCGGATGAATTTAAATTTACTTTAGAAGAATTTTATATTTTGAATTGCTACAAGTTGCAAACAATAGGTGGGGGGGAGATCAGTCGTGGATGTGGGATGTAGAATTTAGCTTTTATAAAGGTAACGCCGAAAAAATTTTGCTTAAGTTCGTTGAGGCTCTGTCGTTAACTGTACCTCATCTTTTGAAGTCTTTTGCCCGCCGTCACTGGCGGGTTTTTTATGGGGAGTCAGAATTCCTCGCTTGGCTTTCTACTTTGTATCTCATATATTGAGTTTTGTGCTACACAACATGCGTTGTATCACTTTCATGCACTTCAAAATACTTTTCTGCCTTCAGCCATATTTGAATATTTTTAGCATGATGTGTGTTACTCGTATGAATGTGAATAATGAACATACAGCAACCCATATCCATAGCACAGAGAAATAGTATTTCGATGTGTCAATGAAAAATCCAGTAATATTTAAACTACAAAATAAAAGATTGACCCAAATTGCTGTAGCTATATATGAGACTAGATCATGGATATAGCCACTTTTCTTTAAATCATCAATTATTGGCGATCTCATACTCATAAGAATCGCTTTGCTTGTTGCAAGAAATCCGACAAATATTCCAGATACTGTGAGAGTGGAAGATAAAATTGAATCTTTTTCAGGGAATGGAGCACCTATTTGCAGCCAGAAGAAAGAGAAAATGGCGGCAAAGATGAATGGATAAGTTCTTTCAAATAGAAGTGCCATTATTTCATTCTAATTTGCCGTGTGCATAAGCTGTTGCATTAATTTTATCCAGATAATTCCGAGAACATTTCATGAATTTCTCCAAATTCATCCTGAGAAAAATAAAAGAAACCAGCGGCACTACAACAGTGATCACTAACACCGGAGAAGACATTATTAGATGACGAATGACGTGATAATTCATTTTCACGTAATAGGATTTTATTAGTTGTTTTTGTGTTTCTGTATTCTTAGCAACTGTTTCTTCAAGTTTATTACTGAATGTGGTGGGGATTTTTGCTTTCTTCACAAAAAATGTTAAGAAAATAGCCTGCCAGATGTTCAGTTTGTGCCCGAATTGAATGAACCCATTCATAGATGAACGTAGCATCATATAAGATGGATCATTGAATCCAATTTTCCCGTTCCGGGCATCATCAAATAATTGATCACGCAGGATAAACATCTTTTGCCTGAATGAATCAATATAATAATCAGGGAAAAGCCACAGGATTAACCCAAGCAATATTAATATCGTGGCGAGTGAAAACAATCCAATTATTTCATTCATCATCTATCCTCCAGTCTGGTATCTCCTCGTTTTGTGAGGTTGCTGGAAGATCGGTTTTGATCTACATCTTTTTCAAGTTCCGTAATCCTGGTTTGCAGCCTCTCAATCGTATCTTTTCTTAATTTTCTTTGGAGAAATCCGTAAATAGTCCCTCCAACTCCAACTAAAGCCATTAATTTTGATAAAAGCTCCAGCTCAAACAGTACGCTGATCGCTATATCGGCAGATGTGTTTTTGCCTGAAATCGATATTATCGAAAGGTACACATAGTATGTGACAAATGCAATGACACTCCATTTGATGAGGTATGTTATCAACTGCACACATACATCTAATATTTTAGATAACTTCAGAAAGGATAGTTCAGCTTCCCGCATGTTCTTGCTTTTACTTTTTTGCTGCATATCCGATGTTTTATTTCTTTGCTGAATTTTTTCTGATTAAACCTTGTCATCCATTGCTGATAGCAGGAGGCATGCTGTCGATTTAGATTGGGATGAGCTATTACCAGCTCCCTCATTGTCTTGAGAGTGTCTTGGATCTGTTATATGTGATACATACCGAGATTGATTCAATTTTATAGACTTGAATAGATCTTTATTGACTTGAGCATGAATCATTTTGCTTGTCGCTCTTGCCTTCATATTTTGAAGATTCATCAATTCCTTCACTTCCTGTTTTGATTCCTGACTCATTAATTGTTTCAGTCTCATTGGCTCCCTCTGCTATCGGTTCAGCTTCCTTTTCCAGGATTTCTAGAAAATTGCAAACTATTGGGTTTTCTGAATATGGAACGTTTGGCAATAATCCAAGCGCCCATTTATATAACTCTATTGTTGTGGCGTCTGGCTTTTCAACACTTTTGAAGAGGGTGGAGGCTTCCTTTCTATCAATCACAAATCCATGTGATGGGTAGCCACTAACCAATCGAATTAATGAATCTGACGCTAGTGAATTAGTTACTTTATTTAACCGCCGCCCATAATCAAAAGCTATTTGAACGGCTCTTTGGTGCTCACCAAGAGTTACCGGATCTATTTTTGCGGCAATAGGTGCAATAAACCCATCTGCAAGTTTTGTGGCGATATCAGCTGCAAGTTTTGTTGTCAGTCCACTACCCCCGCGTATATCCATCAGATAGTTCCTAAATGAGACAAGTATCTGATTTTCTAGTGCGTTAATAGCTTGGATAATATTTAGGCCAGACATATTTTCAAATATTTCATCCGGCTTTGATAATTGTATATCTAACGGCCCTAGTTCACCTCTATCTCCAAAAATTAATTTGTGAGCCCCAATACATACAAGTGTTCCTGCAGACTTGCAAGCATCCGGTATCAGGATTTCAACTTTTTCAAAATGATGATTTAAAGCTCGTGCAATTCGATAGGCGGCATCAGGATCTCCACCATAAGTTACAAGTACTAGACAAATTTTTATTTTCTCATGCGGAATACTTTCTAAGACATTAGATATTTTCTTGTATCCCTCTCTGTTGATTCCACCGTAATATAGAACTACATCTCCCTCATATTTATCTAAAACTTCCTTTGTAATCATCATTTTTATTCTCATACAAGATATTTACAAAGGATAAATACGGCATCCCCAGAGTCGAGTTTAGCTTTCCAGAACCACTACGGCCTAAGTCTCCTTAAAATTGCTCACTCTTCCAGACCGTCAGTATTTTTCCGAACACCTCAAAGTCCATTCCTTCCACGATATCAAAGGGATCATAATCCGAGTTTTTCGATTTTGCCCGATAGATAACGCCACCATCTGTTGTAGGTATGCGCTGGATAGTTTTGATGTAGCCGTGATTTCCTACCCGAAAGAAGTAAACCGCATCTGAATCTACTTCTGTCACCCCACGGTCCATTAGAAGCGGATCGCCTGGGTTGAACATGGGTTGCATTGACGGTCCGAATCCGGTCACGATGCAAAGATTATTTACGCCAGTATGTCGCCTTACATTCAGTCGTAACCATTCATGATCAACGTGCCAACTTTTGATGACACCGACCATACCATCAAGTATCAGGCCATTACCCATTGAGCCACCGGCATCATACTGCGGGATAACCACTTCATCAGGCTGAGGGGTACTGTCAAAAAAACTTACTCTGTGCGATGGCTGCGGGGTAGTGATGTCTAGACCAGGTTCTACGTTAGATTCATTGAACCCGTGCATCTCAATATCAGATCGAGGCGAGTATTTCGGAAGTTTCCCTGTTAACAACCATTCAATACTGAATTTAGTTTTCGAGAGTGCCAACAGGGGCTTGGGTCCGAGTTTTGTTTGTCCAGAAAACCATTGCGAGACTAGTCCTTCTGACACATTGCAAAATTTCGCCAGTTCTCGTGGCGACTCTATTCTTAATTCCCGCATAACTTCAAGCAGGCGATCTCCTAATGTATCCATCACATCCATGTCTGGATCATCAGGGTCGATTGTTATCTCGCTACTAAGCCAGCCGGTTGGATAATTTGGCGCATAATTTTCTTCCATCTGCGCGGCCACTTTTTCGCCAAATGATTTTCTTCCAGCGATCATATCTCCCAGTTGTCTGTCTGGTTTTTTGAATTTCCTGCCTGCTACGGCCAGAGTGTATTTATCAACTAAGGCAGCAAGATTCTTCCTTCTTATTTCTGAAATATCCATTTGTGCATTACACCAAATGGTTAACATTCAGTAAATGCACCGTACAGTGTTGACATATACACCACGTGGTGTATAGTTGCTCTATGGAATTAATCGAATACATAAAAAAATTATCTATAAGTGATCGTAATGATTTCGCCGTTTGTTGCGAAACCTCATTTGCACACCTGAGAAATATTGCCTACGGATACAGGCGTGCTGGCGAATTGTTATGCATCAACATTGAGCGCGAATCGGGTGGATTAGTTAAATGTGAAACCCTCCGCCCCGACGTTGACTGGGGCTATCTGCGCAACAGTCGCCCCCAGACCAAACCCATACAGGAACAATCATGACGCCATTGTCATCTGCGGTTGCTGAAAGATCACGCAAGGCGCATTCATTGGTATTGCAGCGTCTTGCATCGGTAGGACAGGTGAAGGTGGCTGAGATGATCGGCACGTCGGAATCGACTATCTCCCGCTTCGTCAATACCGACCTGGAACGTTCCTGCCAGATATTGGCAGCACTGGGATTGAAGGTGGTGCCGATTGAGCTTAGATGCTATGAGCCGCGCAAGATCGCCATTCTGATGGAGTTAGCGCGGGATCACTTGAATCAGCTTGAGACAGTAGAGCAGCTGTCTTTTGATGACTGACGGGGAGGGCAGAATGATCCCGTCTACAGAATTACTCCCTGGCATTTCCTTGCCTTACCGCAGCGGGCAGCGTGGGCTCCCCCTTTCTCTCCTTATCCCACGTAGCCGGATGCCCGCATTTTCAGGTGACGGTTATGTCGATATGTTTTCCGGCTCGTGTGGCCAGGGTGATCAGCATATCCAGGCTAAATTTTTCCCATTTTCCACGCATCAGATCGGATACACGAGACTGGCCAATGCCAAGTGTTTTAGCAGCTGTTTCCTGCGTCCATTCACGTTCGCGGATTGTTTTGCGCAGGTTGCTCATCAATTCTGCCCTCAGAGTATAAATGGCCGATTCTTCTGGCTTAAACCCAAGATCTTTGAATACGTTTCCGCTGGATTTGGTAATTTTTTCCATCGATTGTTACTCCTTCATGATTTGCTTGTAACGCTGTTCTGCCAGCGCTATGTCGTGTTTGCTGGTTTTCTGCGTTTTCTTGTGGAATGCATGCAGGATATAAACGGCGTCCTGCATTTTTGCCACGTAAATTACACGCCATTCGCCCATTACGTGGATCCTGATTTCGTAGGTACCTGGTCCAACGGAGAGCATCGGTTTGAAATCGGATGGCATCAGTCCTTGTTGCACGGCGAAAAGCTCAAAACCAACTGCCTTGCGGGCTTCTTCCGGAAAGTTTTTCAGATCGTCGAGGCTGGATCCAATGAATCTAAGCGGCTTCATAGGCTGAATTATATAAATATCATGATAATTTATCAATGTATTTATATAAATATGGGTAAGTATAAATGACCCCTAACCGGATCGATTTCAAGCGAATTGCTGATGCTGCACTTGGCCGTGCACATGCGCTGGTGCCTCAGTGGTTGCCGGGCGGTGATACGGCCGGGGCTGAATATAAGTGTTTGAATCCGACACGTTCTGATCATCGTAAGGGGTCGTTCTCGATCAACCTGGTATCCGGGGTATGGTCTGACTTTGCGACTGGGGATTCCGGTGCTGATCTGATCAGTCTGTATGCGTATATCCATTGTCTTTCGCAGCTCGATGCGGCCAAGGCAGTCGCTGAGCAGGTAGGGATCGATCTGGAGTCATCTGTTCCGGCAAAAGAGGAAAAATCGTTGGATAAGCCAGCGAGGAAGCGATCTCTTTGGGTGCCAATAGTGCCGGTGCCAGAGGATGCACCGCCGGCACCGGTTGCGCATCCGGTGCGCGGGCGATCCGTCAAGCACTGGGATTATTTCGATCAGGAAGGCCGTGTGCTGGGTGCTGTGCACCGGTTCCAGACTTCTGATGGTGGCAAAGAGATTTTGCCATGCGTATTTGCGCAGCATGAGTTATCCGATAAGCGTGAGTGGCGCTGGATGGCTTTCCCGGAGCCGAGGCCGCTGTATGGGTTGCGTCAGCTTGAGCTGCACCCTGAGCGGCCGGTGCTGCTGGTGGAAGGGGAGAAGTGTGCGGATGCGGGCAGGGTTGCGCTTGAGGATGAATTCGTATCAGTAAGTTGGTCAGGTGGCAGCAAGGCGGTAGATAAATCCGATTGGCAGCCACTGGCTGGTAAGGTGATTTATGCCTTCCCGGATTGCGATGCGAAACGTGATGCTGTCGGCAATCTGCTGCCTGAGCATAAGCAACCAGGGATGGTGGCAATACTCAAGATACGGGATTTGTTGCTCAAGCTGGATCCTGCAACGAAGTTTCGGCTAGTACCGATTCCTGCCCCCGGTGATAAGCTGGATGGCTGGGATATCGCGGATGCAGTCGAGGAAGGCATGCCGAAGGAAGCGTTGCTGGTATTGATTCGATCGGCGCCGGAATGGCAGGCGGAGCCTGAAAGGGCTGAGCGGCAAAGTGCTGGTGAGGGTGATGATGGGCCGCCCTGGTCTGTCAGGGATTTGGTATGGGATGGCAAGAAACCGGCCGCCTGTCTGTCGAACGTGTACGACATCCTGGAGCACGATAAAAAATGGCGAAATGTGATCGCCTATGACGAATTTTCTTACCGGGTGGTGAAGCTGAAACCACCGCCATTTGTGGGCGGTGAAACGGGTGAATGGAACGGGGATGACGATGTGCAGACCTCGATGTGGATCACGCGTAAATATGGCTTTGCTCCCCGGGAAAACATGACTGCGCTGGCGGTGGAATCGCTGGCGAGGTTTCACAAGTTTAACCCGGTGCAGGATTATCTGCGCTCCCTGAAATGGGATGGTATTTCGCGCGTGGATGACTGGATAACTGATTTCATCCATGCCCCAAAGTCAAAGTATGTCTGGCGGGTTGCCCGCTGGTTTCTGGTGGGGATGGTTGCGCGCGCGATGCGGCCCGGTATCAAGTTTGATTATTGCCTGGTACTGGAAGGCGATCAGGGACGCGGTAAATCATCGCTCCTGCGCGTTTTGGGTGGTGGGTGGTTCGGTGATACCGATCTGGATCTGCACAGCAAGGACAGCATGTCTGCGCTGCGTGGCAAGTGGTTGTATGAGATCTCCGAGCTGGGATCGTTGGCTCGTTCCGAAGCAACCAAGCAAAAGTCATTCTTTTCGCGCGAGGTGGATGAATTCCGGCCGGTTTATGGGGCGCGTGAAGTACGTTGCCCGCGTCAGCTGGTGTTCTGTGGAACCACCAATGAGTGGGAATGGAACAAGGATCAGACAGGCGGCCGGCGGTTCTGGCCAATCGAATGCACAGGTGAAATCAATATCGATGGCCTGGCAGCGGTGCGGGATCAGTTGTTTGCCGAGGCGTATCAGATTTATCTGTCTGGTGAACGCTTCTGGCCAACCAACCGCGAGCAGATCGATATTTTTAACCCGGAACAGTTCAGGAGGAGTGTATCGGATAGCTATCTGGATATGATCGAAAATTGGATTGCAGAACAGTATAAGGAGTTCTGCATTGCGGATGTGGCAACCGATTGCCTGAAGATCGACGCGGCACGACTGAGCAGGGATGTGCAGACGCGGATCGGCAGTGCATTACGGAAGTTGGGCTGCAGGAGGATTGAAAAACGCACGCACGCCGTTACCCGATACTGGTACAAGGCCCCCCAAGAAATGGGCTCAGGTCATAAATCGGGACAGGATGATGCGAAAGGAGAGGATCGTGGCATCGATTTTTGATTTCATGTTCCTAACCTTCCTAACCTATGCGCTGAGGTTAGGAACCTTGAAACCCTCATGGACAGGGCTTCTTCCTAACCTTCCTAACCTTCCCTACCTGTTTCCAATATACATGTGTACGCGTTATGCGCGCGACGCGCGACGTGTCAATTCTATATATAAATAACTTTTATTTTAGGTTAGGAAGGTTAGGAAGGTTAGGAAGAACAAGCAGGCACGCGGCTTTAGAGGTTCCCAACCTAGTTCCCAACCTAGTTCGAGGTTGGGAAGGTTTGGTCAGATAAATTGACATGCTATTAAGGGGATAAGTGGATTACGGAAAAGATTTTCGGCAGGCAACACAGCAGGTTGTGGAGTTATCTCGCTTTGAGCGACAGGTAATTAATCGACGTGCGAAGGAGTTGGCGCAATTGGCAGAGATTGCATATAGGGAAAAGCTGATAGAGATTGCGCTCCTGGATAAAGATATGGATGGCACGATTGACCTGATGGTGATTAAGAGATCTATCCCTGAAATCGATTCTGAAATGGGTGCTTGTGATGGATAAGGATGAGGTACGCCAGTTGTTTCCGCAGTGCATTGCCTTTGCAGATGAGTGCCGGCGTGTGTTTGGCGATGATATCCAGCTGGTCTACGTGGAAGAAAATGGCCGATCGCTGGGTAAGCGTGGCGAGGCCGGTATGAAAACAGCTTTATCCGGTGATGTGAATAATCCATGAGCGGCGTGCTATTCAGTTGGATGTACGGTGATCCGGCAGAGGTGGTGGATCGGTTGCGTTCTTTGCGGGAACGGTTGGAGCAAGCAGAAAAAGAGCAATTGGTACGGGAGCGTCGCAGGAAGGCCCGGCGGATCCGGAAACTGGTGAAGGCAGCAAAAGCGGGAAAGTTAAAGGAGAGGTGAGATGGAAGAAGCGATCGTCGTCAGCAGGTTGTGCAGGTGGGCAAAGTGGAAGCTGGGCAGTGGCAGGCATCTGGGGTTTAAGTCACAGGTTAACTTTGTACGATTGGCTGGTGAGGAAGCGGTGTGTCCGGATTACGATATCGATAGAGAGTGTATTGAAACCAATGACGCGATCGAGCAATTGCCGGAACTTTACAAACTGGTGGTGCGGGTCGAATATCTGAGCGAGTGCAGAAATGACGGTGAGCGTGCGGTCAGGATTGGTGTTTGTAAAAGGTCATTTATATCATATAGATCAACTGCTTATAAATATATCGGTGAATTTTTGATGAAATCTCAAAGAAATCGCTTGCACATGGTGCACGATTTTGGCATGATCTAGGCAAAGTGGCGTTGGTGCGTGATCGTGCCGAAAACGCTAAACAGAGACCCGTTCCCCCGAACGGGTTTTTTTATGGCCGTTTGAAAATGAATCAGGATCGCCAGACATCTGCACAGCGTGGTTACGGTTATCGCTGGCAGAAAGCCCGGGAAGGTTACCTGCGTAAGCATCCTCTATGCGCAGATCATGGGCGGCGTGGCCAGATCGTAGCGGCAACAGTTGTTGATCATGTTATCCCGCATCGGGGTGATAGCAAGCTGTTCTGGGATTCGGGTAACTGGCAGTCTTTATGTAAGCATTGCCATGACAGCCACAAGCAGAGGCTAGAGAAGTCCGGAATTGATGCGGGCTGCGATTTATCTGGTATCCCGCTGGATTCCAACCACCACTGGAATCGAAAGAATTTTTAAATGATCAGCCCCGGGGGGCGGGTCAAAGTCTACAGCTTTTCGCCTCCTGACCGCACTCCCCTCTCTTTGTGCATTACCGCGAAATTGGTATGGGGGTATAAGTAATTGATAAGTAAGTTATATAAAGAATTATGAGAGGAAGATATCCTAAGCCGACCCATCTGAAGATTGTTGAAGGCAATCGTGGGAAGCGAGGGGTCAACAAGCAGGAGCCAGATCCGGCTTACCTCAATGACCTGGCCGCTCCAGATTATTTTTCTGCTGGTGCAAAAATTGTATGGAGTGAGATCGTGCCAGGCTTGCGGGAAGCAAAATTGCTGACCGAAGTGGATGTTCCGATGCTGCATATGGCGTGCGAAGCCATTGCCACATATCGTCGGGCTGCACTGGAATGTGGGCAGGAATATACCGAGCCCGGTGCCAAAGAAAGAAAATCGATCAGCTACTGGGAGATGGTCAAGTCCATGGCATTCAAGCAGGCCATGACAGCACTGCAGCAGTTCGGCATGTCGCCGGCTGCACGCACACGTATCGCCGTTCAACCGCAACAGACATTACCTGGACTTGAAGAAACATCCGAAACCTACCTCACGTGATCCGGTGACAACCTATGCCCGGAAAGTAGTGGCTGGGAAAATAGTCGCAGGCCCGCATGTCCGGGCAGCCTGTAACCGGCACCTGGAAGATTTAGAGCAAGCTCCTTCACGGGGCTTTTTTTTCGACCTGGAAAAAGTGAAGCGCATCATTGGCTTTTGCCGGGATGTGCTCAAACTAAACGGTGGCGAATATGAGGGCAAGCCCTATATCCTGTTGGACTGGCAGGCATTCATCGTCGGCAGCTTGTTCGGCTGGGTCGATGTAGAAGGCTTGAGACGTTTCCGCGTGGCCTATGTAAGCACCGGGAAAGGCAGCGGAAAATCGCCACTTGCCGCCGCAGTGGGTCTGTATGGTCTGGTGGCAGATGGGGAGGCGCGTGCTGAGTGCTATTCAGCGGCAACAAAAAAAGATCAGGCCATGATTCTGTTTCGTGATGCAGTGGCGATGGTAGATCAATCTGCCATCCTGCGAGATGCACTGATCAAAAGTGGAAAAGGATCGACGGTCTGGAACCTTGCTTACCATAAGTCAGGCAGCTTCTTCCGTCCGATCTCGTCCGATGATGGACAGTCCGGTCCTCGTCCGCATATCGCACTCATCGATGAGATCCATGAACACAAAAATAATTTCGTGGTGGAGATGATGCGGGCCGGTACCAAAAGCCGTCGGCAGGCGTTGATCTTCATGATCACCAACTCAGGGTCGGACAAGACCGGCCCATGTTGGGATTATCACACTTACGGCACACAGGTAGCTTCTGGACAGTTGACCGACGATTCATTCTTCAGCTACATCTGCGCACTGGATGAAGGTGATGACCCGATCAACGATGAATCCTGCTGGGACAAAGCCAACCCCAGCCTGAGATTCGGCCTTCCGGGCTATCGCTATATCCGTGAACAGGTGCGGGAAGCGAAGGGTATGCCGAGCAAAGAAGCCGTGGTGCGGCGCCTGAATTTTTGTGAATGGACTGGAGCAGATGCCCCTTGGATCTCGGCAGATGTATGGATGGATGCCCGTCGCGACTATGACTGGCGCAATCTGCGGAGCCGGCGTGCATGGGGTGGGCTAGATTTGGGATCCACTACAGATCTAACCGGCCTGGTATTGTGGCTGGAACCGGAAACAGCAGAAGATCCTTGGCAGCTCGTTACGTTTGCCTGGTTGCCGGAACAGGATCTGCTGCGAAAAGAAGAAGTGGATCGTGTTCCTTACCTGGCCTGGAAATCCGCCGGCTATCTTGAAACAACCCCTGGCCGTGCAGTCAGCCGCCTGGCCGTCCTGCGCAGATTGGCAGAATTACAGAATATGTTCGATATCCAATGTATTGCATTTGACAGATGGCGCATCGAGGATCTGAAACAAATGGCTGAAGACGAAGGCATCGCCCTGCCGCCGATGGAACCATTCGGGCAGGGATTCAAAGATATGAGCCCGGCGTTGGACAAGTTTGAAAGTGCATTGCTCAATGGCGAAGTCGTCCATGATGGCAACTCGGTATTCACCTGGTGCGCCGCCAATGCCGTAACTGTTGCGGACTCTGCAGAAAACCGCAAGCTGAGTAAAAACAAAGCAACCGGCCGGATAGATCTGATGGTGGCTGCGGTCATGGGTGCGGGGATCGCACTGAACAGCGCGCGTGAAGAATCCGTGGAACCCGCACTCATCATCCTATGATCAGCTGGCAGGAAGTCCAAAACAAAGCACGCACGCCAGGCAGTGTCGTGCTGAAACAGTGGATGGCACAGCGGGAAGCCACACGGATCCAGAATGCCACTCACAGTCTCACAGACGGCACGCGTGGCAGCGAACTATACAGCTGGCTAGTCGATGGCCTTTCGAGCGCAGGAAAGCCCGTTAACGAGCAAACAGCGCTATCCGTATCGGCGGTGTATGCCTGCATTGGAATTATCGGCGGCGCGATCGCCAGCATGCCGTTCCACATCTACAAGCGAACGGAAGACGGCCGGGAAAGAACAACCCATGACTTGTGGTGGTTCTTCAATGAATCCCCTCATCCATCCTGGACCGCTTCAGCATTCTGGGAATACATCGCACAATCGCGGCTATTCCATGGCGATGCATTTGCCAGGATACATCGGGCCAGCAGGCTGTCACCGAAGATCGTTTCGATCGAACCACTGCACCCGAGTGCGGTGACAGTCGAGCAAGTGGACGGCCTGCTGCGTTACACCATCATCGATGACGATGCAACGCTGGTGACCATTGACCAGGGCGATATGCTGCATATCCCTGGTATCGGGTTTAATGGCCAACGCAGCATATCCGTGCTGCGACATGCATTGCGCACCTCCGCTGGTACAGCACTGGCAGCAGACGAGTACAGCGCCAGCTTCTTTGCCAACAGCGCCCGTCCTGATTTTATCCTGACGACTGATGAAAAGATGTCGACGGATACCATCAATGACCTGCGCAGCCAGTGGCAGGCAAAGTATGGCGGCAGTGCGAGATCACATCTACCAGCTGTACTACAGGGTGGCATGAAAGCCCAGCAGCTGACCATGAACAGTGAAGATGCACAGCTACTAGCAACTCGGCAATTTCAGGTTGAAGACATCTGTCGGATCTTTGGCGTGCCACCGTTCATGGTCGGGCACCAGGAGAAAACCTCATCGTGGGGACAAGGTATTGAGCAGCTGGGTATTAGTTTCGTCAAATACACTCTGCAGCGTCATCTACGCCCGATCGAACAGGAAATCAATCGCAAGATCTGGCCGCGTAGTGCCGGGTATTTCGCGGAATTCAATACAGCGGGATTGGAGCGCGGTGATCTGAAAACTCGCTACGAGGCCTACCGGGTAGCCATTGGCCGCGCCGGGGAGCCTGGGTTCATGACCGTGAACGAGGCGCGCCGGATTGAGAACATGAAGCCTATCCCAGGCGGAGATCAACTGCATACAGGAACCAATGATGGACAGAATGCTACAGCTACTGGCGCAGAATAAATCCAAAGGTTTGTTCAGGGCAGAATTATCTGGCGATGAAGCCACGATCTATTTGTACGACACGATTGTCAGTGATGATTTCTGGGGCGGGGTTACCGCCATCAGTTTCGTCAAGGAACTGATGGCTATCAAAGCACCGGTCATCCACTTGCGGATCAATTCCCCCGGCGGTGATGTGTTTTCCGCCCGCGCAATCGAAACGGCCATCCGCGAGCATAACTCCGAAGTGATTGCCCATATCGATGGTGTGGCTGCCAGTGCTGCCTCCTACATCGCTCTGGCTGCGGACAATATCGTGATCGCCGAAGGTGCGTTTTACATGATCCACAAAGCCTGGTCATTTGCGATGGGCAATGCGGATGATCTGCTGGAAATGGCTGCCTTGCTGGAAAAAGTGGATGAATCACTGGTGACAACTTACGCGAAAAGAACCGGGCAGGCAGAAGATCAAATCCGAGACTGGATGAGAAATGAAACCTGGTTCAGTGCTGCCGAGGCAGTGGAGTATGGGTTTGCTGACTCAGTCGCAGAAGATGGCCCATCTGCTAGTGCATCCATCGGTTGGGATTTGTCAGCCTATAACGCAGCGCCAATCATTCGACAGGCACAACAATCGGCAGAGCCAGCAGAACAGGATCTACCGAAAATCGATACTGGTTATCTGCAGCGTATTGCTGCATTGGCCAGACATATGTAACGGCGCTCCCACGCCAACAAGACACCCGCCACGGGCAACCCTGGCGGGTTTTTTATTGCCACCAATCCAAAGGAACAACTCATGGCACAAACACTGCAAGAGCTGCGGGAGCGTCATGCCGCACTCGCAAAACAAACCCGCGAACTGGTCGAAAACAACAACGGCAGCTGGCAGCCCGAACACCAGGAGAAATATGATCAGCAACTGGCCGAACTGGATGATCTGAAAAACCAGGCCGACCGCATCTGCGCATTGCATGACAGGATTGCCGAAGAAGCTATGGCAGATCGTGCAGTCGAGGCAGTCCAACGGTCATCGCATGGAAGGAATGGATCGAATGCTCAGCTCGATCTGTTTGCCAAATGGGTGCGTGGAGGTGATCGCGCCATGACTGCTGAGGACTGGACAACCATCCGCAATACCATGAGCACCACTACCCCCGGCGAGGGCGGTCATACCGTCCCGACCGAAGTAGTCGCTTCCATCATCGAGGTGCTCAAGGCCTATGGCGGCGTGCGTGAAGTAGCCAGTGTCATCAGTACGGCTGCCGGTAATCAGATGAACTTTCCCACCTCTGATGGCACCTCTGAAACGGGTGAATTGATCGCAGAAAACACCACAGCGACGGCGCAAGATCCAACCTTCGGGGTCGTCACACTCAACACCTATAAATTCAGCTCGAAGATCGTCGCCGCGCCGTTTGAGCTGCTGCAGGATTCGGCAGTGGATATTCAGGCATTCATCTCCCGTCGTCTGGGAGAGCGTCTAGCGCGGGTCCTCAATACCTATTTCACGACCGGCACCGGCACTAATCAGCCAAAAGGCGTAGTGACTGCAGCAGCCTCCGGCAAAGTTGGCACGACCGGACAGACCACCACAGTCATTTTTGATGATCTGGTCGATCTGATCCATTCGGTTGATCCAGCTTACCGGGCAGCTAGTGGTGTCAGATTTATGATGAATGATAGCGTGCTGAAATCCATCAGGAAAATGAAAGACACTCAGGGCCGGCCTGTCTTCCTGCCGGGTTATGATGGCCTGGGCGGAGCCATGGCTGATACGCTACTGGGCTATCAGATCACCATCAATCAGGACATGGCAGCTATGGCCGCCAATGCAAAATCTATCCTGTTCGGTGATTTCTCTCGCTATACCATCCGCGATGTCATGGGAATGACTCTGTTCCGGTTTGAGGATTCAGCTTACATCAAACTGGGCCAGATCGGTTTCCTGGCCTGGATGCGTTCCGGTGGCACGCTGACTGATGGCGGCGCACCTCTGAAATTTTACCAAAATAGTGCCACCTAAGGAGGCAAAATGGCCATGGAAAAAGCACGGGTACTGGTTGCCTTTACGGTGCTGGATCAGCGTCTAAATCCCAATCAGGTAATCGAAGCGGATGAGGCCATCATCAAAGGGTTGGCCGATCAGGTGGACCGATCCCCCGAAGCGGTGGCGTACTGCCTTAATAACGGTGGAAAGATTATGACTATTCAATTCACCTCGGCAGAAGATGATTTATCTGAAGGCAAAGAAAACGATCCGCCTGCAGGCAAAGAGGCTGATCAGTCCACAGCTGAAGCAGAAAAATCTACCCAACCCAAGAAAGGCAAATAAATTAACCCTCGCAGCTACTGCACCCGCCACGGGCAACCCTGGCGGGTTTTTTAATCATGCTCAAACGCGTTACCCCTCCTGTTGACCAACCTCTTTCTTTGACTCAGGTCAGAGATCATCTGCGACTCACAGTGGTTGATGATGATCCTGTTTTGACAGGATTGATCGCTGCTGCCTGTGATATGTGCGAAGCTCAAACCGGCCGTGCACTAATGCCGCAAGAATGGGCTGTTACCGAAAGCGAGCAGTGCCGTTTTATCTATCTGCGTAAGTTGCCAGTAACGGCAATCACCAGTGTGAAACATATCGATGATTATGGCGATGAGTTAGCCATTGACCCTGCCGAGTATCGATTGACCAATCCCAGCGATAGTGCGCCTGCCTGGGTAGAGTTTTCAGAAGACGCCGCCATCCCGGCGGGTGGGATCCTCCGGGTAGTTTTTGCCTGTGGTTATACAGATGTCGATGCAGTTCCGCAGGCACTGAAGCAGTGGATGCTACTGCAGATAGGCCACTGGTACATGAATCGGGAATCCGTAAATATCGGCAACATCACCAGCCTTTTGCCCTACGTGGACGGCCTGTTGGATACCTACCGGATATGGAACTTATAACATGAGTGGAATCAAGTCAGGCCGATTGCGTCATCGCGTAGTCATCAAACAACGTGTGGACACGCAAGACGTGCAAGGCAATATCACGGAGTCCTGGGAATTATATCGTACCGTCTGGGCTGCGATCGAGGATCTGTCAGTCCGCGATTTTATCGCAGCGGATGCAGCGCAATCACAAATTACCACCCAAATCACGATTCGCTATCTACCAACCTTCGATCCGTTACGTATGCGCATCCATCATGGCAATGTGGTTTATGAACCGGTAGGCGTGCTGGCAGATAAAGGCAGCGGTCGAGAATATCAGACGATCCCAACCAAGAGGCTAAGCAACTGATGGCTAGCAAAATGGAACTGGATATCGAAGAATTGATGCAGAAAATCAAGCTCATCAATGAGGATGTGCGTTACAAAGGCGGTCGGTTTGCTTTACGTAAGGCGGCGCAGGTTGTGGCCACGGATGCCGTGCGAATGTCCAAAGCCGTGGATGATCCGGATACGCCGGAAGATATCTCGAAGAATGTTGCCATCCGCTGGAATGGACGGCTGTTCAAAGCATCGAATGGGTATCAGATGGGATTTCGCGTTGGGATCCTGGGCGGCGCTCAAACGCCAAGTGCTCGCCCTAAGAAAAAGCGTGGCAAGTATACCCTCAGTGAATTGGGAGAATTATCCGGGAAGGGCAAAGATAACCCCGGAGGGGATACCTTCTATTGGCGCTTCGTCAACTTCGGCACTAAAAATATACAAAGCAAGCATTTCTTTGAACCGGCACTTAAAAATAATACGAGTAGAGCGACAGCCGAATTTGTTACGCAGTTTGAGAAAGCATTGGATCGCGCCATCAGAAAAAAATTTAGACAGAGATGATTCCGATCTTCTCTATCTGCGCTGCAGATCTGGGTGTCCAGGCATTGCTGGGGAAGAAGCCGACACGGCTGTATCAGTTTGGCATGGCACCTTCAATCCCAGTTTCCCCGTATGCCGTCTGGCGGCAAGTGTCAGGAGTGCCGGCTGCCTATCTTGGAGATAGGCCGGATGTTGATAGTTTTACGCTGCAGGTAGATGTCTTTGCAAAAACCCCGGAGATATCCCGAGAGGTAGTGGATGTACTCCGCGATGCACTGGAGCCACACTGCTACATCTCCAGCTGGGGCATGGAAGGAAGAGATCCGGAAACAGAATTACACCGCATCAATTTCGATATAGATTTCATCATCAGGAGATAACAGCCATGGCAATCCTTACACAGGGCACGCAAGTATTCTTTATTAACCCCAATGGTTCGGGCGGCAGAGAGGTGCAGGAGATCGACTGCGCAACTACATTCTCCCCGGGCGGCAACCCGGCCGATCAAATTGAAACGACCTGCCTGTCTGCAACCACACGCTCCTATCTCCCTGGTCTGCGAACACCAGGACAAGCAACACTTGGCATCAATGCCGATCCGGACAATGCTAGCCACATTGCACTACATGGATTATCACAGACCGATCCAGCGCCGGTGATAACGTTTGCTGTTGGCTGGTCGGATGGCACACAGTTACCCACGTTACGAGTAAAAGGAACAGTAGACAGCATTACTGTAACTGCTGGTGGCAATGGCTATACCGGGACGCCAACAGTTACTATCACTGGCGGTGGTGGTAGCGGCGCAACCGCAACCGCTGTGACTGATGGTGATGCCGTGACAGAGATCATTATCACCGATCCTGGCACTGGCTTCACCAGTGCGCCAACCGTTACCATCACTGGTGGCTCTGGTACTGGCGCAACTGCAACAGCAGCCATTATTGCTGAGGATGGTATCAATCTGCCAACTGGCCGTACCTGGTTTGTATTCGATGGGTATATTTCCGACTTCCCATTCGATTTTGCATCCAATACGGTAGTCACCTCTCAGGTTACGATCCAACGCACTGGCGGGTCTGCCTGGATGCCGAAACAGTGAGCGCACTAATGCTGATCTCGATAGAAAGTCTCAAGACACAAGGCGGATTTTCAGATAAACCGGTGAAGCGGACGATCACATGGCGTCAGAGTGACGAAGAATTTACCGGTGACGTATATGTCAGGCCGTTATCGTATGCATCCGCCGTCGCGGATCTGCGTAGCATAAATGACGATCTCGATCCGGTGGCATCCCGTATCGCATCGAGCATCACTGATGAACAGGGAAAACCGATCTTCACCGTGCAGGACATTACCGGCGAAGCGGATCCGGATCGTGGGGCGCTGAATGGCAGCCTGACTATTGCATTGCTGAATGTCATTGCCGAAGTAAATGGCCTGGGAAAGCAGCAGAGCTGACCGAGGATGAGATCTGGCACGAGCTTGTACTCAATGGCGTGGGTGGCCGCACCATCGCAGAGGCAAAGCAGACCATCAGTTTCACCGAGTTTAAATCGTGGGTTGCTTATCGTGCCAAACGCGGCAGCTTCAATATCGGGTTGATGGTTGAGTTATCCATCGCACAACTAGCCGTCATGTATGCCAATGCACACAGCAAAAACGGTGGATTCAAATTGCATGACTTCGCCCCGCATTATGACGAACCGGTCGTCACACTGGATCAAGCAATGAAGGAGTGGTTATGATGGCAAGCTCTTTAGGGACGCTTACTCTCGATCTCGTCTCCCGCATTGGCTCGTTTACCGAAGGCCTGGACAAGGCAGGCCGCCATGCGCAGAAGAAATCCAAAGAGATGCAGCGTGCGGCGGATGAGGTTAAGAAAGCCTGGTCCAACATCGGCAAGACAATTGCTGCCGGGCTGGCCGGCATCTCAGTTAAATCCATCTACGATCAGATGGCAGAGAACAGCAAGATGGCCGAGCAGGAACAGGTGCAGCTTGCAGCCGTACTCAAATCTACCGGGGAAGTTGCCGGATACACGCAAGATCAGCTCAACAAGATGGCTGATAGTATGTCGGACCTGACCGGCATTGCAGCCGGAGAATTTACCAAAGCACAGACCCGCCTCGCTGAATTTACCGGCATCATCGGTAATAATTTCCCGCGTGCGTTACAGGCTGCGACCGATATGTCAGTCCGTATGGGCATGTCTGTCACGCAGGCAATGGAACTGGTGGGCCGTGCGCTGGATGTGCCCAGCCAAGGCCTGGCCGCGTTATCCAGGCAGGGATTCCGGTTTACCGACGACCAGAAATTACTGGTCAAGCATCTTGAGGACACCGGACGGGCAGCAGAAGCGCAGGCGATTATTTTGGAAGCGCTTGAGACGACTTATGGTGGTGCGGCAGAAGCAGCCAGAAACACCTACGCTGGTGCATTGGAAGCACTCAAGACTACCTTGGGCGGATTGATGACCGGCGATGCAGGCTCGCTCAACGGCGCGCGTGACATGGTTGAGGATCTGAACCGGGCATTGAAGGATCCAGAAGTCCAGGCGGCGATCAAAAGCGTTACCAACGCATTGATGGAAAGCGTCAATGCCGTTCCATATTTGCTGAATGCGGTGGATGGATTTACCCGAGTTGTCAGAATTGCTGCGAATACCCTGGTTGGTTTTTTTGCATCTCAGGCAGGCAACATTCGGTGGTTGGCAGCCCAGGTTGAGGGCGCACTCTCTCATATCGGTATGGGGGATATGGATAAAGCGCGAGCATTGCTAAAGGAGGCCGGGCAGCAAGAGCAGATAGCCAGGATGGCTAATGCAGAGATTGATCGCCTGATGGAAACAGAATTGCTGGGAGATCGGATAAAGCGCGTTGCAGCCGAGACCAAAGGCATCAAGGCGGATGCACTCAAGATCGATCAGGAAGCAGAGATCGCAGCGGCAAAGGCAGCCGCAGCAGCAGCAAAAGCCAGCAAAGCAGCCAAGGCAAAGCGTGATGAGGGTGACAAGGCAGCAGAAGCGATCGCGCGCGAGCTGACAGCGATCGAGCGGGCAGCCAAGGTATGGGGCATGACAGCCGATGAGGTCAAGCTGTATGACCTGCGCATCATGGGTGCGAATGAACACCAACTAGCACATGCCGATGCCATTTTGAAAAGTATCACCCTGCGGGATGAAGAGAAAAAGCTGCTTGAAAATTATCAAGGTGTGGTCAAATCACTGCGCACTCAGGACGAATCCCGTCTCGATACTTTGCGTGAACAGCTGTCCATCATCCAGCAGATGGGGTCTGAGGATCAAAACAAGCAGGCAGGCCGGGCGCTCGCTGGCATCATGGATGCATCCCCTGAGTTTGCCGGAGTGGGAGAAATTGCCGGTGGTTTCACTGGTGAATTCGGTAGGCTGGATAAAGCAGAACAGCAGCTCAACGAATGGTATGCCAAACAGCTGGGGATGGTGCAACAGTTCCGGGAAGAGTATTTGAACTATACCGCCGAAGCTGACGAAAAAGAACGACTGCTGCATCAGGAGCACGCCAGAAAACTGCAGGCAATCGATAAGGCAAGGCAGATTGCAGGGCTGAATATGGCCTCTGATTTTTTTGGTAACCTGGCTCAACTGCAGAACTCACAGAATGCAAAAGCAGCCGCGCTGGGCAAAGCAGCTGCCATTACTCAGGCAGTTATCAAGACCTATGAGGCCGCAAATGCTGCTTATGCGTCTGCTGCAGCAACGCCGGTAATCGGTCACATTCTTGGGCCGCTTGCAGCCGGTGCGGCGATTGCTGCCGGTATGGCAAATGTCGCTGCCATCCGTGGTATGGCACATGATGGAATTGATTCGGTGCCGCAGACCGGCACATGGTTGCTTGAGAAAGGCGAGCGTGTCACCACCGCACAAACCAGCGCGAAGCTGGATAACGTGCTGTCATCGATACAGGGTTCACAACAATCGCAACAGTCTGCGCTGCCCGTCGTCAATCTCAACGCTGTCAACGTCCTTGATCCGTCATTGGTGGGCGATTATCTATCCACCCCGGAAGGTGAGCAGGTACTGATCAACACCATCAGACGCAATCCAGATCAGGTCAGGCAAGTCGTCAACCATGGCTAAGGTGACGACGACGCTGTTCGGGGATCTGGCGTTCCTGCCAGTCCCGGCCAGGGTTCCGGTTAGTGAAACTCTTGAGTATCTTACCGACATCATCAGATCGTATAACGGTACCGAGCAGCGGGTGGCGCTGCGATCAAAGCCGCGCCAAACCATTGCCTATTCGTGCGCCTCTTCATCTGCTGCCCACGGAGCGGAGATCTTCAACACGCTGTATGGCGCCATAGACAAGCGCTGGGCCGTCCCCTTGTGGCACCAGGCGCAATCGCTTGCTAGCGTATCGGCACACCAGACGACGATTTCATGCGATACATCCGGCTATGACTTCCGCAATGGCTCACTCGCATTGCTCTGGCAAACCGAATCACACTGGCAGATCGTGGAGATATCTACCGCCGGATCAGGGTATATCGATATCACCACAGATACGGATGCGTTCGGCGAGTGCTCGCTGATACCGGTCAGGCTCGGCTGGTTGAATGGCAGCTCTGATCGCCATCTGAACCGGCTAGTCACTGAACTGCAGGTAGCGTTCGAGATTGATGATTATTCGGAAATAATACCGGCCACACCGGGCCAGTATCTCGGCTACGACGTTTTCGACGATTGCCCGCAGCTTGCCGGTTCCGGGATAAACCGATCGATGCACCAGCAGGTAGATAGGGTGGATTTTGATCTCGGGCTCGTCTCAAGATTATCGCCCTGGACCTACGCCCGGATAACCTCACCTGCCCGCAAAACGGTTAATGGCTTTGAATCAGTCAGCGATTACAAACGCTGGTTCGCCAGAGCACAAGGCAAAGCCGGGTTGTTCTGGCTGCCACTGTATGAAGTTAATCTGCACCCGCTGAATGCAGGCATGATCACAACAACCCTGATCATGCGCAGCGATGCCTATATGGCCTATGGACAGCACCGGAAACACATCGCCGTGAGAGATAGGGATGGAGAGATCTTGCGGTACAGAGAGATAACTTTTGCCGAACAGGTGGATGCGCAGCGTGTTCAGCTTACCTTGTTGCCAGCGCTGAATTTGCATATTAATGCTATCGACATAATGTCGTATCTCGGGCTGTGCCGGTTTGACTCGGATAACTTGAGCGTGCGCTGGATTGGCAGAGGGGTGGCTGAGATCACCTCCACTATCATAGAGATACAGCCGTGACAGTATCTGTCGAGCTATACCGTTTTGTCGAGTTGCGCGGGGGTACTAATGCCGTCGTGCGGTGGACATCCTCCGATGCGCCTGTCGTGTACGCCGGCGAAACTTATGTCCCTGTCACACTTGGCCGCAGTGAGCCAGAATCTCGTAACGAGTTATCCCGGGCCGACTTGACGGTAACCGTATCACTCAATAACCCTAGTGCTAGAACATGGATGCAATCATCCCTGGATAGCCTGATCACCCTGACTGTATTTGCCAAGGAAGATGCGGATGTGACAGTCGTCTGGAAAGGCAGGCTGGCATCAATCAAGCCAACGGATGCCACTATAGAGCTGCTGTTGGAATCCATCTTTACATCATTGCGCCGGCCTGGATTGCGCCAGAAATATCAGCGAGTCTGCCCGCATGTTTTGTACGGCAAAGGCTGTAATCTGGATAAGGCCGGGTTTGCAGTTGCCGATATAGCTACGGCGGTCAGTGGCACCAGCATGACAATCAGTGCGGCGGCTTCCTATCCCGCCGGCTATTTTACTTATGGCATGATCAAAACGGCTGGTGGCGTATTCCGGATGATAACCAACCACTCAGGATCGAGCATCACTCTGATCAGGCCGGTTGATTTCGCAGGAGATTTCAACATCACCATTTATCCCGGCTGCGACCGGACAATCACCACCTGCAATGACAAGTTCGGCAACCGGAACAACTTTGGCGGGTTTCCTTACATCCCGCTGAAAAATCCGTTCAACGGCTCATCAATCGTATAGAGGATCTATGTGGTGGACCATAGCAGTATTCGTTGTTGCGCTGGCGATATCCGTAGCGTTTCAGCCCAAGTCGCAAAACCAGAGTCCGACAGCGGGCCAGGTGGAAGCTCCCACGGCAGAAGAAGGCAGAGCCATCCCGGTGCTGTTTGGCACGCGGGACATCAAGCAGGCGAACGTGGTGTGGTACGGTGATCTGAAGACAGTTGCCATCAAGAAGAAGGGCGGCAAGAAGTGATAGATAAAACTGTGACCATGTTGCATATCCGCAAGGCAGGCATGTGCAGCCGTGGTACCCGCGATTTTTTTCTGCACCACGGGCTGGACTGGGGTTTATTTCTCAAGCAAGGGATAGAAGCAGAAAAGTTAGCAGCAACCGGCGATGCGATGGCATTGCAAGTGGTGAAGATCGCTAGAGAAGAAGATGGGCAGCTCTAAAAAAGTAACCGTCGGCTACAAATACTATGTCGGGATGCACATGATTCTGTGTCACGGCCCTGTCGATAGGCTTCTGCGCATCCAGGTAGATGAACGTGATGTGTGGGATGGCCGGTTGAGCGGCGGCCAGATTGCACTAAACCAACCGAATGTTTTCGGTGGTGAATCGCGCGAAGGCGGCATTCAGGGAGCGGTAGACTTTGAAGCCGGCCACGCTGCGCAAGAGCAGAATTCATACCTGTTGTCGAAGCTCGGGAGTTATGTCCCGTCATTTCGAGGTGTTGCGGGCATGGTGCTGCGGCAGATCTATGTGGGTATGAACCCGTATCTCAAAAAGTGGTCATTCCGGTTGCAGCGTATTCATACCCGTCAAAACGGTTTGCCGCAGTGGCACGACAGCAAGGCTGAAATATCTGGACTAGGTGTAGGGGCTAATGTAAACGAAACTTTCTCAAACACGGCTATATTTGAGTCAAATGATCCTGCCGCTTATATCGTCGAACAGAATTCCATCAGAAATTCAGGATCCGCAGCTGGTTCTGTAAGTTCTTTTTACAAAAGACAAATTCCAACTCTCATTATTAAAAGCTTTTCTGTTGAATTTCTGGTTGAGCGGCTTTCTGCCGGGGATTCTATGAGGATTGCTATAGCCAGCGATAATGGAACCGCTTGGTTTAGTTTTAATCCAGTTCGGGAGGCAGTTGTAGACGCGCTCCAGAGGCCAATGATTAATGGCAATAACGCAATAGCACCAGATAAATTAGATGTAAATGTCTGGTACAGGTTGGAAGTAAACGCTAATGTAAGTCCCGGCAATTTAGGATACAAAATAACCCGCTTGTCAGACTCAGCAACAATCTCAACTGGCCAATATCCTCAACCCCAAGAGATTGCAGTGAGTCAGCTTATGTTTGTAAGGGACCAAGATAGCTCACCATCCATAACCAGATTTAAAAATGTGCTGATAGTTGGTGCTGGAACCACTGGGGACATGAACCCGGCCCATATCATCCGGGAATGCCTGACAGATCCATTGTGGGGAATGGGCTATCTTGAGGCGGATATCGATGATCTGTCATTCATGGCTGCAGCAGATACGCTGTACGCTGAAGGATTCGGTATGTCACTGTTGTGGGATACCGAGACCAGCATAGAAGAATTTATTAAAATTATCGTCAAGCATATTGACGCCTCCGTCTATGTTGACCGTAAGACCGGCCGGTTCGTCCTGAAGCTCATCCGAGATGACTACAACCCCGCAAACCTGCTGACGCTTAATGAAAGCAATGTAGAAAAAATAGCTGACTTTAATCGTCCCTCGATTGGGGAGCTGATCAACTCAGTAACAGTCACCTATTGGAACAGTGAGACGGGGCAAAATGCCACACTGACTGTGCAAGACATCGCGTTATCGCAACAGCAACAATCAACAGTGGGGACATCTGTCACTTACGAAGGCATTACCAATGCGCACATCGCATCCCGTGTTGCTCAGCGTGATCTGAAAACCTTATCAACGCCGCTGGCCAGCTGCACGATTTATGCGAATCGCGCGGCAGCCGGCCTTAACGTTGGTGATGTATTCAAGCTCACCTGGCCTGTCTATGATTTAACTGACATGGTGATGCGCGTGACTGGTATTGCTTATGGAGACGGCAGAAGCCACCGTGTTCGGATCCAGTGCGTGCAGGATGCATTTGCAACGCCCGATTCCGCCATCATCGTTCCCCCGCCAATAGAGCGGCCGGATACAGGCCAGGAACCTGTACCAATCGCCAGGTATGCTGTATTTGAAGTCCCTTACTTTGAACTGGTACAGCGACAAGGTCAACCGGCCATTGATGCGCTGTTGGCCGGCAACCCAGATATGGGATTTGTGGGTGCGGGTGCCGCCCGTCCGCAAGGGGCTGCTTTATCCGCCCGCATCTATACAGATATGGGCAACGGCTATGAAGATGTCTCGAATCTCGATTTCTCCCCTTGTGCTGTTTTGGATGAAGCTATTGATCAAATGGCCACCACGTTTGCCATCAGAGAAGTGCAGGACATCGAGGCTATAACGCTCGGCACCTGGTTCCAGCTGGGCACAGAGCTAATGAGTGTTGAGTCGATTACTACGTCTAGCATCACAGTAAAACGCGGCGTATTGGATACTGTTCCTGCCTCTCACTCCGATGGCGATAGCCTGATTTTCTGGGATGAATATGGCGAGGCAGATCCAACTGAGTATATTGCCAGCGAGCAAATCAACGTCAAACTGTTGACGGTCACTGGCGCCGGAAGATTGGCGCTGGCAAATGCACCTCAAGATACCGTCACGCTAGATTCCAGAGCACTCCGGCCTTATCCTCCGGGAAATTTCAAGATAAATGGGAGTTATTTTCCAAATGCAGTATCCGGGCCTGTTTCTTTGAGTTGGGTGGAACGAAATCGACTGCAGCAAACCGGTGCGGTTTTGATTGGTTTTTCTGACGGTACCGTCACGCCTGAAACAGGCACAACGTACAACGTCTATGCTTATGACGATTCAAACAACGATCTAAAATATAGCAATACTGGGATAACTGGAATTTCCGATGTTATCGGAGTTGGTTTTTTGGCAGGGGTTATTAATCTACGAGTTGAGTTATACGCTGTTAGGGATGGTTACCAATCTCTACAACCACAGACGCATGTTATGCAGTGGTCATCTGGTGAAAACATGATGACTTTCGAAAATAATTATACACCAGACGCCGGAAATAGTGTTCAACTTCAATTTACGCAATAAAGATTTTCTATGGCACAGTATTTTTTAGATTTATCAATAGGTCATTCTGGAAAATGGCCAGCCCTTTTGCGAGGCGCTGCGAGCACATATAACGACGCTGAAATGAACACATCCCCTATAAAAAAATCTTGGGGAAATGGAATGCTGATAAAAGGCTTGGGCTCTGATTTTAGAACAATCGGCGCAGGCTTGGGGTCGTTCGCAGATGTCGATATTTTATATAAAGCCACTTTTAGTTCAATAGCTCCGCCTTCAAACACCAATAGCAGCGGAGTCATTAATATTTACGCAAGGGGTGATGGCAGTTTTACAAGTGACAAACGGCCTAATAATTGTTATCTAGCGGCAATCAATGCCAATACAGATTTATCTTCAAACGGTGCTACCGTTTCATTGTACAAGGTTGTCTCGGGTGTGTTTAGTTCGATAATGTTTAACATACCGTCTTTGTCGAGTTTGCCGACAGCAGCGCTGGCGCACGAGGTGCCCCTATTTATGCGCTTTCAATGCATCGGCACATCTTTAAAGTGCAAAACATGGAAACATCCGGACCCGGAGCCGGCCACATGGAACATAAGCGCAACAGATTCAACTTTTTCATCTGGTCAAGTTGGGATCTCATATCCAAACAATAATCAAGAATTTATCAGTTCTTTTCTATCCGTCGGTACTGGCGGCGATCCTCCAACATCCTCATTTCCGGGAGGAAATAAAACAGTATCTGGAACACTTCTAAAACCGGACGGCTCAGTAGCAGACGGTTATATAGCACGATGTTATCACCGTGAAAGCGGGGCGCTTTTAGGTGAAATTTTGACAGATGCCATCGGGGCTTTTACGTTCAGCCTTCCGATATCTTCGCTAGAGAAAGTTTACTGTCTTGGTATTGATCAATTGGGCAACAGCTGGAACGCGCCGATTAAAGATCTTATCTCTCCGGTTTAGGAAATCTACCATTTTGAACAAACTCCCATACAAAGGTCCGGAGCGGCGCAGTCCAGTGCTATCAGAAGAAGATATGGATGCGCTCTTTGCTGCTGCTGCCAAATAAAACGTAATCACTGAATTAGACGAAAGCCCCAGGCGCTCGCAACGCTATGGGGCTTTCTTGTTTCTGCCCCTTGTCTATACCAAGGAGAAAAACTTGTTTGAGTTTAGCAAATTTGTGCGAGGTTTTTATGTCTGGAAACGATTTGGTTGAGTATGCACCACGATAAGGATCCTACAACGTGGAGCATTGAGGTATGGACCCTTGCTATCGTTATGGCAATCGTAGGGGGATTAGCCAGCATCATACAGAAGCTGCCTTGCGAGCGAACGAGACCTTTCAGTGCACTTGAGCTTATTGGCGAGATGATCACGTCAGCCTTTGTAGGGATGCTGGTATTCATGGCGCTTGAAGCTGTTGATATGCCTCTTGGGGTATGTGCAGCTGGTAGTGGTGTTGGTGGCCATATGGCAACCCGGCTTCTATTCCTTGTGGAAAACGTTATAGAGAAACGGATAAAAGATATGGAGAGGGAAAAGTGAGCGCCATCAATCTATCTGGTGGGGTATCACTGGAACCAACCGGGCAACATGTGCAGGTATACATCGTGCGTGGTCACGGCACTGGACAGTCCGATACAGGCACTTACGGTGATCCAGTCAGGTGGGCGGGAGCACTTGAAATGACTGGCGATCATGCGCGTGTAAGTGGGTTGAATCTGATGGACACCAGCAGTGGCAGATTTACGGTTGTGAATGCTGCCGCATTGCATGGCTGGCTGAGAAAGCAGGGCGTTAAAAAAATCACGTATGAGCGCCTGGTCGATGGACAGATGCAAACGCATGAGGTGGAGATTTGATGGATCTGCGATTTGTAAATGATGAAATCCTGACACCGTCTTTCCGGCTGCTGGCAGGTGGAGCAATTCCGAGGAATTACGACACACCGGAAGCCAGAGTGATGTTGCTGACAATCGGTCTGCAGGAATCCAGATTTATATTCCGGGCACAACAGCCGAGCAGGATCGCGCGCGGATTTTACCAATTCGAAAATGGCGGTGGTGTGCGGGGTGTGTTGACCCATGCAGCATCTGCTCGTGAGATTGAGCGGGTGCTGGGCAAGATCCACGTAGACAGGGCGGATGTATACACAGCGATTGAATGGCATGACCAACTTGCTACTGTCATGGCTCGGCTGCTGCTATACACGGATCCGAGGCCGTTGCCAGCCGTTACTGATACTGCCGGTGCATTACAACTTTATTTGAGGGTGTGGCGTCCCGGTAAGCCACATCCGGAAACCTGGCCAGCCTTTCACAAGGCGGCCGTCGATTTAATCACAAGGGGATAAACATGGAATTAATTTCTGGTTGGCGTACCTGGTGGAAGCAAATATCAACTTGGATGGTAGCAGCGGGATCATCGATCGTGGCATTCGCGCCTGAGCTGATGGAGATCTGGCGCAGCCTGCCGATCGAAGTGCAAGCATCTTTCCCGGTCGAGTGGATCCGTGCTTTTGGCTTGTCGTTGGTCATTGCATCCATTCCGGCCAAACTGATTCGCCAGCGTAAATTGTACGAGCAGGCACAGGATGATCTTTATGCCGAGTAG